TTCAAACTATTTGTTCTCCAGCTATTTTAACTGTTTCTATTCAACCAGCTCATCAACTAGCTATACTATCAATTGTAACATCATTTCAAGTTCTTGTCACTGTTATATTTGTTCAAGCTGTTATTGTTTCAACAGGTTGTGCAGCTATTCAATCTAATATTGTTTTATTGCTGTGTGTATGTAATTCTGAATGTGTATGATTTCATTCACTTACAGTTCAAGCAGTTGTTCATAAATTAAGATTAAACCCTGTATTTTTTGTAAATGCTGGTTCATAATAACTAGGAAGTTGTCATCATAATTTTTCACTATCATCTACAATTCAACTATTATTTGTATCATATGTAGATTTTAACATATCTCAACTACCTATTCAATCAGCTCACTTTTGAGCTAATACACTCCAATAATTTGTGTCTGTTGGTAATGTTCAAGCTGGTGCATCTGTGTGCATTATATAACTACTACCATTATATTCAACAGCATCATCAACAATATAATCAACAGTGTTGTTATAAGTTCATTTCCAATTTACTCATTTAGGTCAAGCAGGTCAAATAGGACCTTGTGGTCAAGTAGGTCATTGTAATCCTTGTGGTCAAGTAGGTCATTGTGGACCTGTATCTCATTTAGGTCATTTATATTGTGTTGCTTTAATTCTTTTAACTATATTTGTATCCTCACTATCAATAATAAGTGTTTCATCATTAACAGCAACAGGAGTTAATTTTTCAGTTAAATCATTAAATCTTATATCTGCCATAATTTATTTTATTATAAAATTATTTATTTTTTTGTACCCATATTGTATCTTGACAATAATAATCTCAATTATGAAATAATAATCTGTCATTATTATTTGTTGTTATAATAAGAGAGGTATCTGTAAGTAGATACCCTAAATCCCCTTGTAAACAACTTTTTTTAGTCCAAGCTGTTGTCATAATATTATTTATTAATTATTATTTTTACTATGTACTTCTTCATTTAAAATAGCATTTGCAACAAATTGAAGTTCTTTATCATTTAAGTGTGTTCAATCTTCTACTTTTTTTAATATTGTTTTAGATAAACTCGCATCTCATTTAACCCATCTAACATAATTCACAAATAATCTTGACATATATAATGGATTTTTTATTAATTGTCATAATACTAATGATTGTCTATCTCATAAATTTACTCAAGTTCATTTTGCAAGTATTTTTGCATTAAGAGCATTTGATGCTATTGAACTTCATCAATTAAGATGTTTTCATATTCATTCTAGCACTTTTAATGTCTTAAGTTCTTTTGTAAATTTATCTCAAAAATTATCTTGAACCCATTGAATAAATAATTTCTTATTAATATCATCTCATTTTAATACCTTTACAAATTCTTCTCTAACATCATTTTCTGTTTTTAATTTACTTAATTTATCTAATGTTAATGCTTTTAAATCTCATCATATTAAATCTTCTTTATTTTTAACATCATTAATAATATTCTTAGTTTTATTGATTTCTGGAGAATTTATATTTAATTTATCAATAGTATTTTTAGCTTTTACACCATTATCAACATATTTATCTCATATTTTTGATGATTGTTTTAATGATTGTAACCAATTTATTTCTTTTTCTAATTGTTGTGGTTTTAATCACATAACATCTGCAACTGCTTTTAATTTGTTTTTATCATTTACAATATTTAATAATGTCTTATCATTTATTAAATTATTTTCTCATTTTTTAATAAATTTATTTACAAAATTATTATGTTTTGTAACTATAGGAGCATATTTCTCTGATAAATTTTTATATGTATCTGAAATACTAGAAATATAATTATTTATTTTTTGTTCAGCCTCTATTAATAATCTTCAACTTCTATCTTGTAATGATGCTGTAGGTATTAATTCAGAAACATTTTGTTTTATTTTAACTAAATCTGCATATGTAGCTTTTCATTTTTCTGCTTCTTTTGATAAAGCATTTAATTCTTTATTAATAATTCATATACTTTTTCATTCTCATAAAGATGGTAATTTAGGATAAATATTTTTTACTAATGATGTTAATCATTGTACTTCTTTATTACTAACTTTTATATTTCATCATTTTAAACTTGAGAAATCTTCTCATATTCATTTCTTTTGTTCTTTTAATGAATTTAATCATTCTTCTATTCTTGTTCTAATGTCATTAATTCATTTTTCATATCATATTTTACTATTCTTTCAAATAGATTGAAACATATTATTTATCTTTTTTATTTGTTCCTCTTTATTTGATATATTTGGTACCTTATTTAATATAGCTGTTATAAATTTATTATGGTCAATTTCTCAATTTAATGCTTTTTTAAATAATTCAGGATTATCTTTAATTTCAAGCATTACTTTTCAATCTAAATGTCATAAATATCATAATAATTCTTCTATTCAAGCATTTATAACTGATGTTACAGGTGTTCACATCATTTTCTTAAATCAATATCAAATAACTCAAGGAGCAGCACTTAATCAACCTCATAATAATAAATCTTCTTTTGTAACCTCTCAATTATGAACAATTGAAAAAGCTGACATATCTTTTAATCAAGTTCATACAGATGATGCAATTCTTGAAACATATTTTGCTAACATAGGAAATTTAATAGCAAAATCTTTTTGTGTTGAAGCCATAAGATTTAATATTTTATCATCAACTCATTTTGATTTTAAAATTGCTAATTTATCAAGCATTCATTTAGGTAATTTTTCTATAGCTTTTTCTCATAAATTTAATAATTTTCATCATTTATTAAGCATTTCTCATCATTTCAATAATGCACTTCAACCTACCATTCAAGATGCAAAATCTCATAAATTTGTTAAAAAATTATCTTCATATTTATGTGCTCATAAATTTCATACACTTACATCAATTGAATGTTTTGTATTTTCTATATTTTTAATAGCTCACTCTCAAAAATTATTATCAACTCAAGGTAATAATCTTAATCAATGAATAACTGCTTCTCATAAATTTCAAGGCATTTTCATAATTCAACCTATTCATCATTCTGTAATATTTTCAATTCAATGCCAAGCTGATTTATCAAATTCATTAATTGAGTGTAATATTCATCATTTATTATCTTGATTATTATTGTCTTGATTATTTTGATTATCAGAAAAATTAAAATTATTATTTCCTGTATTATTATTTTCAGATTTTGTATTTACAGTTGTATCATTAATATTTTAATAATTATTATTTTTTATTTTTAATCCACCGAGCTAAAAATAGACTTGGATTTTTACCCTTATTTATCCATATTTGTTTTAATTCAGGATAAGTAAAAGTTTTTCAAGTTTTATTATCTTTAATTGTTCACATAACATTATTAACCATATTTCAATAAACAATAACTTGTTTTTCAGGCATTCAATATTTATTTGCTATATCTTTATATGCTTTTTCTGTATCATAATATTTATCAATATAACTCATAATAGCAATTTTAGATGCTTCTAAAAATTGTTTTCTTTGTTCAGGTTGTAATTGTTGTCAATTTCTTAATTTATTCCAATATTGAGTTAATTTATCATAATTAATTAATCAAGCAGTATTAGCTGCAGCTGCATATTCACTTTCTCTTACAACAGAAGTAGGGTCTAATGTCTTCATAAATGTAAAAATAGCAGCCATATCTTTAGGTCAAGTAGGTTTTCAACTTAATAATCAAACCAATGGAGCATTTTGTAATATTGATTGTGTAGTTGTTTTAATTATAGGGTCTGTTTTATATTGTTTTTGTAATTTTATTAGATTTTTAAATTCTGATTTTGTACTTCATATAGTTGATAATATTGCATCTGCTCAACTCTTACCACCACTTCTATATGCTTCTTCCCATTGTGATAATAATATATCTCTATCTTTTTGTGCTTTTATTGAATTATTTATTTTAGATACCGCATTTGAATAATCAATAGAGTTCCAAGGTTTTCATCAATCAACTCAAGAAATATCTCACCATCATTCAGCTTGTCAAATTCATTTAACTAAATTATCTGCATCAACTTGTTTTAATAATGTGTAATCATCAGTTCAAGTTGCTTTTTCAACAACTGATAAATAATTTGATAAACTTTGTCTTTCATCTTTTGATAAACTATACCATTTTCTATTAGGTCAATAAACATATCATTTAATATAATCTTTTAGAAACATATTAGGATTTGTCCAACTACTATTTCATTCAATTTGTTGTTTTATCATTTTTTTAGAAGCAATTATTCAATCTTGTATATTTCTAAATACATAATAAGAGTGTCAATTAGGAGATGTATATGTTCAAATAGCTCATATTTGTCTTCAAAATTGTTCTGCTATTTTAGGGTCTTTTGATATAACTTCTATATTTCAGATATTATTTGTATCTTTAGCAACATTTGTTCAAGTTCTTTTTAAATCTATATTAAAAACAAAATCTCATTTTCAATATGTATTTCATTGTTTATCAGCTATTTGATTTCATCAATAAACAATTCAGTCATCAACTCAATTTCAAATAACATAACTTCAAATAAAATTTCAATTTTTATCAAGTCTTATTACTTTTGTATTTCAATAAATATCTTTACTTTCATATACTTTATTAAAACTAGGCATTTCTTTAAATCAAGAATATGTTTTTACAATATTCATATCTCTATCAAACACAACTAAATCTCAATTTTTATTATATCTAGCTTGTTTTCAAGAATATACATTATTTAATTTATATACTTCTTCTTGATATTTTAATTTAATAGCATTTTGTCTTTTTATAACTGATAATCAAATTTCTTTATTTAAAATTCAATTAAAATATTGTTCTGTTGTTTTTTGTATTTGTTGTTCAAATCAAACATTTCTGTTTATTTCTCAAACTCTAACATCATAAAGAGATTTTTGTACACCTGCTTCTGCAGTTGTTTCATTTATCTGTTTATCTAATTTAGCTTTTTCTCTTCTATAAATCATATCTATTACATATCAACTCTTTCAAGGATTTTCAGATACAATTCTATTATATAATCAATTTTCATCAGCTTTTAATTGTGCAAGTTTTGATGCAGATTTTTCAAGTGTATCTTTATAATTGTTTAATTGTGTATCTTTTTCATATTCATCTGAAAAATTTTTATCTAATCATAATTTATTTAATAATTGTTTTGTCCAGTCTGCAATAGAATTAGGATTTGATTTTATTAATTTATCAGTAGACATATCATCAAATGACTGTTTAGCTAATTCTTTATTAGCATTTATTATTGCTTGTTTATATTGTGGAAATGAAGATAAAACATTTATAACATCATTACTTAATGTTCAATTCTTTATACTATTTTTTATTCATTCATCTGATAAATCTAATCATTTTATTTGTCAATAAATATTTTCTGCTTTTTGATAATCTTGACTGTTTTTACTATACCATTTATCAAATGTATGTCAATTCATCATATCTACTACAAATTGATTTGCAGTTTTATTATATTTATTAACATCATCAAACATATTACCATATTGACTATCAAAGTTACTTACATCATAACCTTTTTTAGCTAATTCTGTTTTAAATTGATTTTTAATAACATCACCTGTATATCATTTTTCAACACCTCTTTTAATTCATTCTGTTATTGCATTTCATAAATCAATATTATCTATATTTTTTTTAGGTACAGATTGTTGTTGTTTATCATTATTCATAATATCATTAACATTTTGATATTTCTGAACTTGTTGTTTTTGATTATTTAATCAAGTATTGACAGTATTGTTATTAATACTATTATTATTATTAGAAATGTTATCATTTGTATTTGTATTATTAGTTGTATTATTAGTTTGTTTATTAACTACATCTTGTTTAGGAGAAGACATTATATCTTGTATATTTTGATATTGTTTATTATTTGTATCATTATTTACAGTTGTTTGTTGTTGATTTTGTTGTTGTGTATTCTCCTGTGTAGTTTGTGGGTTTTGTATATTTCAAGAATTATCTTGTTCAGGTCAAGACATTATATCTTGTATATTTTGATATTGTTTATTATCAGCCATATTTTTATTTTATAAAATATATTATAATATACTAACATTTGAATTTATTTTTTCAGTTGTTATTCAAGGTATATTTTCAATTATTATGTCTTCACTATTATCAGGTTTATATTCAACCATATTATCAATAGTAACATATTGATTATTCTTTAATTGTTTCATAACTAAAACTTAAATTGTTTGTTAATAATGATTTATCAAGTCTTATTGTTCATAATATTCAATTATTATTTAATTGTATTTCATTATTTTCCCATACTCAATTTATATATGTACTTACATAACTATCTGTAAATTCTCATCTAATATTAACTTCAATTATATCTTTATCTAATTGTTGTTCTCATACTGTTTGTCAATAAAATTCTTGTGTTATTAAAAATCACTCTATATCTTTTATTCAATATCTATCTATATAATAAATTCAAGGTCAAGTTCAATCATTATAATAAAAATATAATCTTTGTCATTCTACTCATATTCAGCCATTATAATTTCATAATTCTTTTCAATTATATTTAGCTCAAATATTAAAAAATCATTTAGGAAAACTAGGCATTAAATTTCAATATACAAAAAATGAATATGTATACTGTCAAGTTCATCAATATGTTTTTGTTCTAAAATATAAATTTCATCAATATCAATATAGTTTTTCAATAACATCAAATTTATAAGCAATTCTATTATTAAATCATCTTAAATCAGATATTCATCTTCAATTAAAATATCATAGTTTTTTTCTTCAATCATAAACTATATATTCAATTCATAAATATGTGTATTGTTCAACAATATCACTTCATAATTCTTTAATAATAGGTGTAAATATAGCAGCAGTTCAATCAGTTGATAAATTTTGTAATAATACACTTATTCTTTTATTTGATGTGTATATTATTACAGTATTACTATTTGCAAATATATTTATTATTTTTTCTCAAATATATAAATATGTTTGAAGTACATAATTTCAATTAGAGTTTTTTCAAACCACATAAACAATTGGTCAAGAAGATATATATAATAATCATCAAATTGCAATAACTTTAAAATTAGATAAATAATCTTTACTTGAAATTATATCTGTTGTAAATGTTCAAGTTCAATTATATAAATCACTTTCTGCTATATGATTTATTGAAAATTGTGTATTTCAGGTATTTCATATAAATACACCTTCTCAATCATTAATAATTGATGCTGATAAATCATCTGTCAATGTGTATGTTGCTGTACTTGATGTCTTATCTACATATATATTTCAACCTGTTCAACCAAAAACAACCTTTTTGTTTCAATATCAATTATCTGTTTCTAATGCAGTTAACATTGTGTCAGAACCTGTAGTTGTAGATAATTCAATTCTAGGAGCTTTTTCAATAAATCTACTATGTGTAAAATTATTTATTCATTCAGAATATATAATCTCTCATTCTCTAATATAACTACTGTCTTGACTTATTCAAGTATAGAATTTATTATATATTTGTGTTCTCATTTATTTTATTCATAATATGATAAATCAGGCATTTGTTCAATTGTTGGATTTTCACCTCTATCTGTAAGAAAACTTACAATTTCTTCTAAATCAATTTGTTTAAATTCTCTAATAGCATCATTTTTTTCATTTATTTTACCTCTTTTTTGATAAATATATTGTTTCATTCAATTAGCTATATAATGATGTAATTCTTTTGGTATAGCTATATCTGTTTCTAATGATGTTAATGTTAATTCTGTTGGTTTATCCACACCTTCTAATATAATATCTAAATTATCTTTTATTGGTGTAATATTTAAAAATAAAGAATTACCTTTTATATAAAATGTTTGTGTTCATTTTTGCTCTCAATCTACCTGTATATAATCTTTTCAATCAATTTTTAATTTCTTTACTTTACTTATTCTACTATCAATTGTATATTCATTCTGTCAGGCAATAGTTTTTGCATTATAAAAAGAATAGAAAAAATCTTCATCAACATTATTTATTATTATATTTATAATTGTATTATAAACAATATTTAAGTCCTCAATAGCTTGTGTGTCATTATATTGTGCTGAACTTGTATAAGTTAAAGTTCTTGCTCTATTAATAATATCTTGTATAGTCATTTAAAATATTTTATAAAATATAAACTAATTATTAAGAAGTAAATACAATTATATTTGTATTATTACTTATTTTGGAACAAATCTATAATGATTTACTTCTTAATGAATTAATCTACATTAAACTAATTAGATAGTTCAATTAATAATACAGATTGCTTTTGCATTTTCAGCAAAAACTTTACCACCATAAACATCTTCTGCTAGTAAATTTGAATAAAAACCATCTGGTGCTTGTCTTAGAGCTGGTTTTCATAATTGTATAACAAAATTAACTGCACCTTTTTCCATAAGGATACCTTTATTTAATCCTGTTAAAGCATTTGTTTCAACAATTTGAATACCTGAAATCATACCAACATAACCTTTAATTCTTTGAGTAAGACCAAGGTCAGTATTATCAAGTAATCCACTTCTTCTTAATAATGAAGCTCATTTAGGTGAAACAAATAATACTAAATTATCTGTAACATTATTTTCTGCTAATTTAACTTTAGCATCTTCAATAACATCAAAAATATTAGTTTTATCAATTGTTAAAGTACCTCCTGACCCATCATCAATTAATTCTGTACCTGTTGCATTTAATATTAAATCTCTAACTTCTGTATCAATTAATCTAGCTTCAGCTTCTGCAACTCTTCCAGCTATTTTTGTTTCTAATGCAAGATTAGATTGTACTTTTTCAATATCTTTAATTTTAACTGCTAAGTTAGAAACTTTGTCAATTAATAAATTTTCAGAAGTTATAACAAAATCTGTTGCTGTAATTGGGTCACCTGCAGTTGCAGCTGTAGAAAATGATAATGTAGGTAATAATTGTACAGTTACAGTATCACCTGCTTTTTTAAGTTCACCTGTAAATTTTGTATTTGCATATTTGTAAAATACAGTTTTTAAATCTCTGTTTCTTTCTACTTCTTTTGCAAATAAAGTTGGTTTTATAATAATATTAGCCATTTTTATATTGTTAAATTATAATTAATCAACAATTTCAATTTCTCAATTAATAATTCACTCTCTTACCTTTTCATACTCAGATGTACTCATCTTTTCTAATTCAGCAGAAGTAAATTGTGTTTGAGAACTTGTAGATTGTCTTTCTGTTCATCATAATCACATAGAATTACTATTTGTTTGGTTAACTTTAGCTTGTAACTCTTCTAATTGTGATTGTAGTTCTTTTATAGTTGAGTTTTCATCAGCATTTTCTTGCACTTTCTCATTTACTTCCTGTGCTTCTTGTTCAGCTTCATTTGTATTTCAACTATTTTCTTCTTTTACAGATTTATATTGTTTTACCTCTTTTTTTAGAGAAACAATTTTTTCTTCTGCTTTTTTTAATCTTTCAACTAAATCATTATCTGTTGATTGATTATCTGTTGATGAATTTGTTTCTGTGTTTCCCTCATCTGTTTGTTGATTTTCAACAGTATCAACTACTGCATTTTCATTTTCCATATTTTCCATTTATGGTTATGAACTAAAATATATTTAAGGCTATATCATACCCTATAAATAAAGTAAATAGTTTTTCCACATAATACTCATTGGTGGGGTATCTGTTTAATTTATAATAGTAAGTGTAAAATTTACACTATTATATTTATTCATATACATTTATCAGTGTATCAGGTTTAGATTTAAACCCCATAAGGAACTTTCTCATTAAAATATCTAAATCTCTTTTTGAATATTTAATTTCATTTTGTTCTTTATCAATTTTAAAAATATTTTCTTCTAAATCTAAAATTTCATTTTCAATTTCTTCTTCTAATAATTTCCATCACTCTGAATTTAATAATGATTTTAAATTACCAACTTCTGCTTTCATATATTATATAATTATCATATACCATTTCAACCTGCTTCTTGTGCAGCTTTATTTATACTAGCTTTTGACATTGTACTTGCATTAGCACTTGCTATATTCATCATTGTATTATCTTTTCATTGTCCTGCTATATTTTGTAATTGTCAAACTTGTTGTGCCTTTTTTTCTAATGATTTATTATATGCTTCATATCTTTTATTAATAGCTTCAAATTTATATTTATTATCTTCTGCTCATTCTAATATAGATATATATAATAAATTATCATCACCTTCTTGTGGTTCACTAGCTTTCATATTATTATTAATAAGTTCTACATCTGTATATGCTTTTTGTTCATCAGGATTAAATGTTATCATTTGAATTTCTTCATCAGATAATCAAGACATTTTAAGCATTTTTCTTTTTAATAATAATTTACCAATTGTAGGTGTTGTTGGGTCTGCTAACATTTGTGGAGCTGTAGCATATAAATCATTTTTATATTTTTTATTTTCTTCTTCTATTTGTACCAAATGAATGTGTTATATATAAAATCTTCTTATCTGATTTTTTAAAATTATAAATATAACTCCTATACCATAAATTCCAAAATGTTTTTTCTCACCATAATCAAATTTTTGAAGCAAGAACAAATCTAAGATTAGCATTTTTTTGTATTTGTTGTGCTTCTGTAGCAGTCATATTACCTTGTCAATTTATTCATAATGCAGTTTTTGATATTCAAGTTGATAATTGTTCAAGATAATCTAATTTTTGGTCTACATTAAATGGTAATGCTCAAGGGTTATTTTTTGGTATTGTAGCAATAGCATTTGTAAGTGGTTCATTAGAAGAAACATTAGCTGCAATATATTTACCTTCTGGTGTTGGAGTTTGTAAATCCTTAATATTCTTAATCTTTTTAGGATTATATATTTTATCATCTCAAAAAGCATTCCTTTGTGCTTGTATTAATGTAAGATTTATAAGTTTACTTTCTGCACTTTGTTTATCTCTAAGTAAATCAGGTATACTAATTCAATAAACATCTCATTTAACAGGAGAAAAATATTTTAATGCTATAGGAAAATTTATCTTATATGGGTCTTTTTTTTCTTCTTCTAATACAGCCTCTATTTCTATAACTCTAATAATAAGAGAATGGTCATTAGCTGTTGTTATAAGATATGGTTGTCATTTAATTCTTGTAAAATGATGATAAATATCATACATTTTGTTTTCATCAACATCTTCTAAATAATACCCCATATCTCTACCTTCTTTATAAGCCATTCTTATCATATATTGGTCTTGTTCAGGCTTATCATTTATAAGGTCTATGTTAAAAAATCAATTACTACTTCTTAATTCAGATTTTGTTGCTTGTGCTTCAAATCAAGCCCACCTATGACTTTCTATACTAAATCAACCTTCTGGGTCAGGTATCCAACTTAATGGACTTCTAACTCTTGCTATTGGTGTTTTTGTAATATTATCCCATCACTCTATTGTTTTTATACCAACTCAATGAAAAAAGCTATCCCAATACCATTGATAATTAATCTTGTCTAAATTCATTTCTTCATAATCAAATTTAGCAATTTTATTTATATTTTGTGCATAAGTATCTGTTGTTTCTGTTCTACCTACAAATTTTACAACAGGCTTATCTGTATATTGAACAGACATTAATGTTTGCATTGTTGTATATATAGAGTGAACACTTACTTTATCTTTCTTTGTTGCTTCTACATAATATTTTTTTAAATCATTTTGCATTATTATTCTTTTTTGTCTAACAGCAAGTCTTCAAACTTCAAATTCATTACTTATTTGAGATAAAATCTCTTGCTCTTTATTTCAAAAAGGATTTTTAATCTCTCTTTTATTATTGTCCATTTGTTTTTATTATAATAATAAATTGTTATAATTAGGTATTATTGTTGCATCATATGTTGCATCATAATTTATTTGTGTATTATTTCTCCAAGTTGTAGCACAATATCTCATAGCATCAGCCAAATGAGAATATTCTGAATACTTGTTTCTTCTCATTCCATTCTGCTTCATACATACTAAGTCTATCTATTTGCTCTTCTAAAACATCATCAATCCACAAATTTGGAAACATATCTCTAACTGCATTTATTCAATCTTCTATTTTTATTCTAGGTACAATTTCAACTTCTGCATCATCTCACATCATTTCTGTAAATGTTTCTATTCTTGTAACACCTGTTCAAAATTCTTTAACACTTGCGTCCCAAGGTAAATATACTCTATCATATTTATACCCTTTATCTTTTAATAATTTAGTTATAAATGGAAATCATTTCCCATTAAACTCATCATAATCAAACCATATAACTCTCTCTCATATATATTGTGTATATATAATAGCTGTAGCATCATCAATTCATAAATCCATATGTACAGTAACAGGATAATTAGGGTCATATAAATCACTTTCAACTCTTCAATCTTTATATAAATTATCTATATAATCTTTATAATAACTACCTCTTACAGCTGCCTCAAATGAACACATATATTCTTGGGCAAATTGTGATGGCTCAATACTCTCTTTAGCTTCTTCAATTAATTTATCAGATAATGTTTTTGTTTTTGTAACATCTAGTATTCTTGTAAACCACCTATCATCTTTTTTTGCTTTATTATACAATTTATAAAAATGATTTTTACCTTTAGGTGTTCATAATATAATTGTTTGTCAAATATCTCAATGGAAATTTATTTGTGGAAATATAATCTTATTATATAATTCAGGATTTATATCTGCATATTCGTCCATAACAATTGTAGATAAATTCAATCATCTTAAAGCATCTGGATTATCTCAACCAAATAATCTTATTGAACTTCAATTTGGAAATGTAACTTTTAATTCACTATTATTTACAATTGTATTTGGTACTTGACTTGAAAACTTTTTTAAATATTCCCAAGCTATACTCTTTGTTTGATTTAAATAAGGTCATAAATATCATAAATCTTTATTATTATTATTTAATGCCTTATAAATTAAATAAGAAACAGCTAATACAGTCTTTCAAGCCCTTCTATGTACAATAAGCATTGAATATCTATATTTTTTCAATAAATTAAATACAGGCTTTTGCCAATCATTTAAAAATGAAAAATCTAATAATAATTGTTTAACCATTCTTTTTTTCTAAATTATCTAAAAACTCTCTATTCTCTTTTATTTGTTTTCTTAATTTTTTTATAATCTCTTTATCATCTCTTGTCCCACTTCATTTTAAATGAACTTTAAAATCTATACCACCATATGAAAATAAATATTCTTTTACAGGTATAATATTTCATTCTAAATCTTTAGGTGTTACTGCTTTTACACTCTTAAATCTTAATTTCTTCATATTTATTATTACATTTTAAACTCTACTTTTATAGCACTATCTTTTCAATTTGCTTTATTATTTTTCTCATCAATTGTCTTTGTAATTAATGTACTTCTCTTTAAACTTGTATCTGCTATCTTTAATAATGTTTCTATCTCTTTCTCATTTATCTTTGTTTTTGTTTTTGTCTTTTCTAATTGTGTTAAATACTCCCTAACCATATCTTGTGTTCTCTTTACAATTTCTGCATCTGCACTTAATATGTTTTTTAATTCTGTTGTTACCTGCTCTCAATTTTGAGATTTATAAATCCTAAGAGCTTTGGACATTGCAACTGGCACAACACTCATCTTCTCTGCAAACTCCTGAATTGTAAGTGATTTACCATATGCTTCATATTCCATATATATTCTCTCTTTTTCCTGCTTTGTTAATTGCTCATATGTTTTTCTTTTTTTGGGTCTAGCCATATTATTATTAATAATGTGTATATTCTGTGTATACACCTATTATATACATTTTTAATTTAATTGCAAATTTGGCTATATATAGCCTAAAATATATCATATTGTATAATTATTGTATACATAAATATATATTATTGTTCAAATTATTTGTACATAATACCTTGTTTTACTGATTGTTATGCCTAAAACTCACTACTATGTATAAAAAATGTATACAATAATTATTTTATTTATTTTTATTTAATGAAAATATAGTGGAGTATTCCTTTTATAAAAAGAAACTTGCATTATTTTTAAAAATTAATATAATAGTAGTATATAAAAGTTTCCTGAATTAACAGGAGGGGCAATTATTGTGAGGTTAATGTGTGGCACAATAATAATTATGCTGGTTGATGTACTTAGATTTATTTCTAAACAACCCAGACCCATACAGCTAGGCTCTATGAAGTGTGACGGGGAAATGTTACTCTTTACATAAAGTAAAACAGAGATGTTTAGATTATATCTAACAAGCTCTACCATATCATTTGTTATATAGAAAAAACTATATGATTAGATATGGGAGTGGTAGTGACTAACTATTTTTAATATAGCTTACCTTTTCTGTCTAGTGTGATATTATCTTTTTCTTTCTAGGGGGGTTTCTTATTCTATTGTTATTACTCTAGGCAGACAAGCTCACTAAGATATAAAATATTCAAAGGAAATATAAATAACCCTCAAACTTTAAATGTGTTAACTATATACTATATATTTTATCATATTATATGTTTATTATATTTTTTAATTACCACTTTGTTTAAAATCATATTTATATGCTCTCTATTTGATTTTTATTTATTTTATATACAATCATAATATAATAATAGTTATAATGTCTTAGAACTCATTTAAATGGTGTTTAAATGCATATACTATCACTATGGCAAACTTTATAAAAGGATTATACAGAAATGTATAGTCTTTTTTTGTATTTTTATATATATACATTTTATATACATTTTATATACATTTTATATATATTTTATATATATTATATTGTGAGGGAAAAACTTTCCTAATATCTTTCTAATAATTTTTTTTAAGTTCTATAATATTTTTTAAGTTCTATAATATTAATAGTTCACAACTATTTCATTTTCTTAATCAACTTCCAACTCCCCCCTCCCCCTTATAAAGTTTTTAATAATCTTTTTAACATTTTTGTTTTATTACACTATTACAAAAAACAACTTTTTGTAATTTTAATTCTAAAACCTGAAACAAGTTTTTTTATTTAATTAAAAACAAGTGTAAAATATACAATTAATGTTTTTATATATCTATAATGAGAATAATTCTCATATTAACATATTATAAAAAATTTATTATAAAATTAAAAAATAATAAGAAAATATAAGAAAACTCTTTCAAACTCTAAACAATATTATGTGACTAACAATCAAAACATAAACAAGGTATTAGCAATACAAAAGTAAAACTCTAAACAAGGTAACATAACATAAACTAAACAACAATACAATCTATAAAAAACATAAACAAACTTTAAAAATAAACTTTTAATATAGTTATTAATGTGCAAACCTGAATTTTAAGCTAAAAACTCACTATAAAAATTAAATAGTTTTATCTTATTAATAATATATTTACAATAATTATAAATAAAGTCAATATAAAAAGTGTAAAAAAGATTTGCAATTATTCAAAAGCTGTGCTATACTATTATTGTAAAAAGTTATTTAATGTTATTTACTTTATATATGTTTATTTAAAAAAACTATAAAAAAAGTTTTGACATATAAAAAAATAATATTAATATAATTATACAATAATTTAATTTAATAATAAAAATAATATGAAAACAATTACAATAAAAAATATAAAAGATTATATAAACAATCAAAAATTTAATTATTTAGAAGACTTTTTGAATGATTATTTTTTCTTTAATTTAAAAGATGATAAAAAATTTACAAAAGATGAGTTTGAAGAGCTATTGAATGAAGACTATCTACAAGATAAAGTTTCAGAATTTGCTGATTGAATACCTAGTGTTTACAATAATGATTTATTAGAATGGCTAAAAAATAATTATTCTATATTTGAAGATTATATTGACGAAATGTGAATTAATCAAAATTGATTTGATTTAATGCAAAACATAATGGGAGCTTGGTCTTTTGATGT